TTAGTACAAGATCATTTAGCATTTACTGGTATTGTTAATAATGAGCCTATTTTTGCTGCAGGAATGAAAATGGTTTGGGGTCAAGTTGCTGAAGGTTGGGTGATTGCAACAAGCGAAATTTGGAAACATCCACTAGGTGTAGCTAAAGCAATTAAAAAAGATTTTGCTAGAGTTGCTAAAGAAAATAATATTACTAGAGTTCAATCTGCAATTAGAAAAGATTTTAAGGAAGGTCAAAGATTTGCAGAGTGGTTAGGTTTAGAAAAAGAAGGTCTAATGAGAAAATGGGGTTTTGATGGCTCAGACCAATATATGTATGCGAGGTTATTCTAATGGCTCCAGCAGCAGCATCAGCATTAACAACAGCAGCTCCTTATGCGGTAGGATTTTTAGGTGCAGCAAGTTTTGCTCAACAAAGAGCAGCAGGAAAATATAATGCAGCAGTACAAAATAGAAATGCTTTAGTTGCAGAACAAAAAGCAGAAGCTATAGAAAATCAATTAACACTTGACTTAGCATCTTTTAATAAAAAATTTATTCAACTTGAAGGTTCAACTAAAGTTAATACAGCTAAGTCTGGAGCAGTAATAGGATCGGGAACAGCAAAAAATATTGAAATGGCAAATTTATTTGAAAAAGAAATACAAGAAAATATTATGAAATATAATGCGGAGATAGGAAAAACTCAAGCATTTGAACAAGCAAATTTTTATCGTATTCAATCTAATATAGAAAAACAAAAATCAAGAATGGCACAATTAAGAACAGTATCTGAAGTTGGTGGATCTTTATTAACAATGGCAGGATAATATGAGAAATTATAAATCAGAATATAAAAATTATCACTCTAAAACAAAACAAAAAAAAAATAGAGCTGGTAGAAATACTGCAAGAAGAATTATGAAAAAAAAACTTGGTAATAGTATATTGGGTAAAGATATAGATCATAAAGATAGAAACCCTAGAAACAATAGTAGAAGTAATTTAAGAGTAAGATCTAAATCTTCTAACAGATCAAGGAATACATAATGCCAAAGATACCTACATTTATAGCAGAAGGAAGAATAACAGCAGAACCGACAGGTGTTATAAGTAATAGTAATGTTTCCTTAAATGATACTGTATCACAAGCATTAAAACCTATAACAGATTTTGCAACAAAGGCTTATGTTAAAGAAAAAAAACTAGAAGCAGATAATAAAGCATATGCATTGTTAAGTGATATGTATATAGACCAAAAAGATGCAAATGGAAATATTGTTCAAAAAGGTTTATTTACTATTCAAAGTGAAACAAAAAATAATGGTAATCCATCTGAAGCAGCATCTTATAATGATCAAGAAACAAATAAACTATACGAATATTTTAAAAATAATAAATTTGATGGTGTTGATAATTTTACACAAAAAGCTATTCAATCTAAATATTTTTCAACAGCAGGAATTTTAAAAACAAAATCACTAGAAGGATCTAGAAATACTCAAATTACAGATTCTACAAAAATAGATGAAGATTATATTTCTAAAGAAGCCTTAGTATTAAAAGATGTTGGACCAGTTTATTTTGAAATTTATAACAAAAAAGTTATAGACAAAATAACAGCTAATACTAATTATGATGATGGTCAAAAGAAAATTTTAATAGAAGCATATACTAAATTTGGTGCAGCAACATTAGCTGAATCAATGGTAAACAATCAACCTATGCTATTTAAACAAGCATTAGAAAGTGGACAATTTGATATTCTTAATCCAGAGGAAAAAAATAAATTAATTGCAACTGCTGATGCAAATATATTGCAAAGTAAATTTGGTGCATTAACATCAGCATTAAATTTATCACCCGATGCACCACCCGATCTTTTAACAAAAGCCTACGATGAAATTAGCAAAGGTACTTTTGGTGGTAATCAAGATTTGCAAAAATTATATCAAAGTTTGTCAACATCAGAAAAATCAGCATTTACCACTTATTATAATAAAAAAGCTAGAGCATTAAAAAATGATATGCAATTTAGTATTTTAGCTCAAAATCAAATAGTAAAAGCAGAAACAGCTCAAGAGTCAAAAAAAATTATAGAAGATATGGAAAAAGAAAAAGGAATTTATGATCAAAAAATTGATCAATTATTTGGAAAAACTCCTGTAATATTAGAACAATTTAAAGAGCTAAATGAAAAAGTAATTAATACTGAAGGTAAATCTATTTCAAGTTTTAATACAAATTCTCAAATAATTAATTTAGTTGTTAGCGATGAAATTAATCAAGTAACAGATAAATTTTTATTACCCGGAGAAACTGGTGAAGGAAAATCAATTATAGAAAGATATGAAAATGGTGTTAGTTTAAAAGATCTTAAATTTTTAAGTTCAATTATTGATTCACAAAATAAAAATCCAGAAACTTATTCTGAAATGAAATCATTTTTTAATTTTATAGATTATTATAAAATGCCAGTTCAAGGATCTCCTGTATTACAAGGCATTGATCCCGGCTTAGACGATAGATTAAATAATTTTAAATATGTAATGTACGAAAGATATATTAATGGTATTCAAAATGGAATACCTGCAAAAACTTTAACTGATCCATTAAAAAAAGAATTTATTGGAAAAGATGTTTTAAACTTTATGCCTAATGCAAATAAAGTTTTTAAAGATATGATTGATCAAATTAAAAAAAATAAATCATTTGATTTAAGAACAGATGCTAAAAGATTACCCGGTGAATCTACACAAGATTATTTAAAAAGAATAGGATTAGCAAAATGACAACTTTGACTACGCAACTAGAAGCGTTAGAACAAGGAGGATTTTCTACAGATGAAATTAATACTTGGAAACAAGATAAAGTATTAACATTAGAAAATGCTGGATTTGAAAGTAATGAAATTTTAGCAGAGTTTGGTTATGAACCAATAGATAAAAATCCTATTAAAAAAATATGGGATAATATAATTACTTTTGGTAAAGAAGAAAAAAAAACTACTTATGAAAAATTATTAGAAGTAGAAAAAAATGAACCCGACAATACTTCTTTAAAAGAAAAACTAGTTGGTGAAGTTTTTCAAGTAGAAAAATATTGGGATAGAGGTTTTAATATGGGTATTATTGATCTTATTCAAAACTACCATCAATTACCCGGTAATGATGGAACGGGTTTACCCGAAGGATATGTTGCTGAACCTTTTAATGATACAGGTATTATAGAAAGAAATATTCAAAATCTTGCAGTTATTACAAAAGATTTACCAGTATATTTAACAGGTGCTTTACTTACAAACCTTATAACTTGGGGTAGAGCAGGTAAAACTGGTACTGCTGCAGGATCTGGTTTTTTTGCTGGTTCAATTAGAGAAACATATTTAAATATGTTGCAAGAAGGTAAAGTTCATAGCTGGTCAGAATTTTGGGATATATATACTAAAGAAGGAGTTAAGGCAGGTGCTAAAGAAGCTATACAATTAGGTTCTGCTTTTAAATTAGGAAGTTTTGGAAATAAATTTTTATCAAAACTTGCATTAAGAGTAACTGGTTTTGAAGGATCGGGTGCAATTATAGAACAAGAATTACCTAGTAAAGATCAATTAATAGACTCTGTAATATTATTTGGTACATTTGGTTTAGCTGAATCTGGTGGTGCAAAAGTTATTAATACAATAAAAAAAACTAATAATAATGCAATAGACATTGCAACTGATTATATTGCAGACAAAACAGTTGTCGAAGATTTGTCTAGTAAAAATATAAAAATACCAAGAACTTATGAAAAACCAAAAGAAGAATCTGTATTTAAAGAAGATAATTTTAAAAAAGATATTAAGTTAGAAACAGAAGCTGAAAATAAGATTTTATCAAAATTAAAATTTGAAAAAGAAGAAGTAGCTGTTAAAGGAACTAAAAATAAATTAACTCAAGAATTATTAGATAGACATCATCCAATACTTCGAATGGTTAGACAGGTAGATAAAACAAAAAATAGAACTAAACAATTAAGTATTTATGAAAGATTTAGAACTCTTGTTGGTATGCAACATAGAGCTGGACACTTTATTGAAATAGGAACTTTAGATAAAAATTTAAAAGTAAATGGTAAATCTTTTAAAGAAGTATTAAAACCTATAGGTAAAGATAAAAAATCATATTTAGAATTTAATACTTATAAAGTTTCTAAAAGAATTGTTGAATTAAATAAAAGAGGAATTGATCATGGGTTTGATTTAAAAGCAGCTCAAGAAGTTGTAGCTAATAAAAATTTAATTAAGAAATACGATAAAATATCTAACGAATTAGATGCATATAATTTAAGAATACTAGAATACGCAAAAGATAGAGGTTTAGTTACTAAAGAAGCATTTGAAGCAATAACAGAAGCTAATAAAAATTATGTTCCTTTCTCAAGAGTTCTTGAAGCAATAGAAGGTGAAAAAGGTTATACTAAAAATGTATCTAATCCTTTTAAAAGAATCAAAGGATCTGAAAGAGATGTTATTGACCCAATAGAAACTGTTTACAGCAATACATTTCACATTGTAAAACTTGCTGAACGAAACGCAGCTCTTATAGAATTTTTTGATTTTGTTAAAGCAAATGAAAAAATATTTCCAGATATTAAAAAGAAAACAACTGTTAAAGAAACAAAAATAGAAAGAAAAGAATTAGAATCTGTATTAGATACTACATCTAAAAATTTTATATCTGATAAAGCTATAGAAAATTTTAAAGTATTTAGAAAAGAATTTTTACAACCCGATGACACTTCTGTAGGTGTAATGAAAAATGGTAAGTTTGAAGTTTATGAAGTTGGAAAAGAACTAGCTAGTGCTTTAAAAGATTTTGACCCAAGAGCTATGGGTGACTATATTAAAATGTTTAGATTAAATGCTCCAGCTAAATGGTTAAGAGCAGGTGCTACTGCATCACCAGATTTTGTATTTGCTAATATAATAAGAGATACAGTATCTGCTGCTGTATTTAGTAAGTTTGGATTCGTACCTTTATGGAGTTCTTTAGAAGGAGCTATAACTTTAACTATGGGTAAATCTGGATTATCAAAAAAATCACAAACAATATATCAAAAGTGGGTTAGATCGGGTGGTATGCAATCTACTTTAGTTTCTCTTGATAGAAATATATTTGATAAACCTGCTTTTGAAATTTTAAATAAGGGACCAATTAGAAATTTACTTAAAACACCATTAGAATATTTAAGATTAGTTTCTGAATTTTCAGAAAACATGACAAGAATATCTGAATTTAAAAGAGCTTATACTAAATCAAAAAAAGGTGGATTAACAGAAAAAGAAGCTATTGAAAGAGGTGGATTTGAATCAAGAGATATAACTATTGATTATTCTAAAATGGGTTTAAAAATGAAAGGATTAAATCAAATATCTGCATTTTATAATGCAAGACTACAAGGTTATGCAAAAATTTACGATGCTTTTAAACAAAGACCAGCAAGAGCATTTACGATGATTACAGGATCAATTATACTTCCCTCAATATATTTTTGGTTGGCAAACAAAGATGATCCTATTTATCAAAGACAACCCGAATGGGTAAAAAATAATTATTGGGTAGTTGTACATGATGGTGTTCCTTATAGAATAGCTAAACCTTTTGATCTTGGTGTAGTGTTTGGTACAGGTACAGAACAATTATTAGATTGGTTAAACAAAGAACATCCAGATGAAATTAATGATTTTATTTATGACTTTGGAATATCACAATTAAAAAATATAAATCCAGTTCCTACATTTGCTGCTCCTATTATAGAAACATATATGAATAAAAGTTTTTTTACTGGTAAACCTATTGTTCCAGATTATATGGATAAAAAATTATTATCTAAATATCAATACACAAGTTATACATCTGAAGTTGCTAAAGGTATATCAAGAGCAATTAATACAATGATTGGAAATGATTATACTAAACTAGATAATCCTATGTTTATTGATAATTTTTTAAATTCTTGGTTTGCTACTTTAGGTAGATTTGTTATACAAATGTCAGATAAAGGTTTAGTAGAATTTGGAGTTATAGATGATCCAATAAAACCCACAGATAATTTAACAATTATACCCGGTATTAGAGCATTTATGTTAAGAGATCCAAGTGGTGGTTCTGAATTTATAACTGATTTTTATCAAGAGTTTGCTAAAATAGATAAAGATGTTGGAAGTATATTGGCTTTAGAAAAAGCAGGAAACATAAAAGAAGCATTAAAAGTTAAAGAAAAAATTAACATGAAAGATAAAAATGTTCTTCAATTATTAAATATAAGAGATGCTTTAAAAGAAATAAATTATGTTATAAGAAATATATATAATACTAAAAAATATACTGCTGATGAGAAAAGAGAACTTATAGATGCTCATTACCTTTTAATGATAAAAACAGCAAAAAGAGGATTAGATATGATGTATTATAAGGTTGATAATGATAATAAATAATAATATAGAGAGAGTAATATGACAGTTTCTTCAACTACAGTAAAGAATTCCTACTCTGGTAATGGGAGTACAACCCAATTTGCATATGGGTATAAAATATTTGCAGACTCAGACTTAATTGTAATTATTAGATCAGCAGCAGGTACAGAAACTGTTAAGACTTTAACT